TTCCTCTATCGAAATAGGAGTACGCGCTTTGACATGGTTGTTCCATCGCCTAATGCGGCCCTTAGCCTTTTCACCGATGTAGTTATCTTCCAACCACATGTCGAATTCATGCAACATGATGTTTGCAAGCAACGGCGAGCTGACACCGCCCTGCGGCACTCCTTCGCCGGTTACTCGGAATATATTCCTGTCGACGTGACCGGCTTTGAGGAATTTCCACAGGAGATTTATCAGCCTGTTATCGCTGATTCGCTTCTTTACGGCTTTCATAAGGAGCTTATGATGTACCGTATCGAAGTAACTGCTCAGGTCTCCTTCGATGACCCAGCGTCCGCGTTTGCCGCGTCCATCTGTCAATTGCAATTTCAGCGTGAATATGGCGTCATGCACGCTACGTGTCAGCCTGAATCCATACGACTTGTTATGGAAGTCACTTTCCCATATCGGGTCCATTACCATCAGCATCGCACGCTGTACTACCCGGTCCCTCAGGGTAAGAATACCAAGCGGTCGTTTCTTACCGTCTGCTTTTGGTATATAAACTCTTCTGGCTGGCGATGGTTCATACGTGCCTGCCAAGAGTTCCTCCCGGATACATTTAATTTCTTTCGCAAGATTTTCCTGAAAGGTCTGTTTCGTAACTTTGTCGATGCCGGGACTCCTTACACCGGCAGAACACAGTGTAATACGCGCGGCTTCTTTCAGCCACTCGGGGTCCGCCATTATCCTCAGCAATCTGTAGAACTTCCGACTTTTGCTCTCCATCGACCAGTTGGCCAATTTACGTTGCATTTCGCTGATTATCAGAGGTCTTCACCCCATTACAGTCAGTTATTTTCCAACCCAACCCTGATTGACTGCCCCCCTTCGCCATGTACCTGGCTTTCCCAGGCTCGGACTACTACAGGGACTCCGCCAACTGCCAGAGCTTCGGGGACACATTCCCTTATCATCTCTGACAGCCTTCCCCAGTTCACTTGCCGGACTTTATCACTTGGGTTTAGCTGCCTGCCGCAGTCTTTATCCCCGTTTGTTACGGGTCGCGCCGGATACCAGGTACTAGCTGCTCTCTCACTCTGGTCACAGGAATTATCTTCCCTTCGAAGCCTCCTGAAAATCCAGTTCATTCAGCTCATTCGACGACCGCCTTTTAAGCAGTGTAGGCGGTGGCCACTCTTCAACCCTCAGATGCGTATCAGCAGGTTCGTTTCCCTCAGCATGCCCAAGCTCATACTAGAGAACCGTCTCGGCTTAACTGCTTCGCCTCAGTTCCCGTTCCTCGCGGGCCACGTCACCCCACCAGTGTCAGTGGGTCACCGCCGTTTAGTCTCACCACCCCTCGCAGCAGAGATGGGGCCAGTACTCTACCGTATTAACCCTCCTTTCTCTCGATCACTGGCATTCCGTACAAGCGCTTGTGTCCGGTTTGATGCCGGACTCTGGGCGCACGGACCTCAAAATGGATTATTGTTGGCGCCGAGACCGGAACCAGAAAAGACAAAATCATTCCGGAGCGGGCATGGATAGAAGCCATACTGGAAAATTGCCGGATTACGACGACACCCATATTCATGAAAAACAACCTCGCGGGCATATGGGGCGGTCCGCTGATTCAGGAATTCCCGTGGGGAGGAACGGAGGCAAACTTATGACCCAAATACCGACCGATATAGACGCGATCTGTCGCTACTGCCACGCAATACGGCGCTTCACGCGGCGACGTGACGGATTATATCAATGCGCGAAGTGTGGTAGGACCTGCAAATTGGAAGAGTTTAAATTCTACACCCTACCGCCTGACCGGAAGGAACGGAAGGCAGAGGCGCCGGGACAAAGGGAGTTGTTTTGAAATGAGCATAAGGGCCCATAAACCGCTACAACTACGCAGAGAAATCAATCTAGCCCTGCCGAGCGAGTGGCAGATATACAGAAGCAATACGGGATTGGCAGTCATCGCGAGCGTAGAGAGGCATACGAACGGGAAAGAGGTACTCCATATCAGTGCAAGCGCTAAAGACCGTCCCTACGTATTACGAAATGAAGGAACTCCGTTACTCGCTGGAAGCGGGCGCGAAATACATGGCGATGATATTCCCGCCTCCGGAGGAATTCTTGAATCTTCATGAGAATTGCCTGCATCTGTATGAACTCGACCCGGATGTATATACGGGACTCCCGGTTGACATCGTGCGCAACAAGGGGGAAATGTAAATGGAAGCTGCATTCATGGTGGTGTTAATCCTAATCTTCATATTAACAGCTAGGGAATAAATCAAAACACGGCGGATACACCATCGACAAAGGGGGAATATTAGTGAAAACAGCAATCGTTATCACATTGATCTGCATTACGTATGTTTCGGCTGCGGGGATTTTTGATGCAAATGACCGCAAGGGGAAGAATGCAGCCTTAGTCGCTGTTGCGGCTATCTTTGCCCTCGCGATCATAGCTGTTGCGGGATAGGTGGCCAACACGGAACAAAGCACAACCAAACGAACGAGCGGGGCGATATTACGCCCCATTCGTTCGTAATCAAACCGGACGAGGGGAGCCAAACACGATGAAACCAAAGAGGCTGACCGTAGAGGACATTATCCATAAGGCAATTGCCGCCCAGCGAATAGCGAGCGAGCAGCAGGCCCATGATACATTCAGAATGACGGAAAAGAGGTTGTACGCATACCCCGTGATAAAGCTAAAAATTGCGGCCGACCGCGAACGCATCGAGGACATGCGGCAAGACGGGGCGCCAGGCATGAGTAAAAGCGTTATAAGGTACCAGAAACCCGGAGTCAGGCTCACTCCGGACGAAATCGCGGAAACAATCATAGAAGGCATGTTGGCAGACATCGCGAGAAATGAACACGAGTTCGAGGCGATAGAAAAAGCCCTCGGAATAATACGGGGCGATTCTTATGAGGACATTATCAAATACAAATATTTCGAGAACAAAAATGATGAAGAAATCGCCGAACTGATGGTATGCAATGCCAGCACTATCAAGCGGAATAAATCAAGGCTGGTTGGGCGTTTAGCGGTTTTTTTGTACGGCGTGGCGGCGGTCTGAAAGATGCACTTTACACGTGCCCAAATAGGTGTATAATGATGCCTGTGGAGAAATTGTGCCAAAAAATAATTATAGATTATACAGAGCTTTCCAGACCTCGCTGGAAGGCTCTTTTTTACGATTGAATTTTCGTACAGGGTTTAGTATAATACCGCAAAAGCAAGACCCCCCGCCGGAGAGGAAGCAGGGGAAGCGTCTTGCGAGCCCTGCCGACTGAGCCGCTAACTCAGCCGGGGTTACGGGCCGACGTTAGGGATGAGTGACGGCGCGGATTAAATCCGCAAATGCTCTTAGAAGCTGGGCCACAGCTACGAGAGCCGAAGTTAAGAGGGCTATCCAGAAAGCAAGTTTCTGGGGCCTTCTTTTTTTCTTCTCCATCCAAACCACCCCCTCTTTCTTGCCGGGGTGATTCCTCAAGGTGCCGGACACCCCGGCGTGATGATGAACCAGGGCCTCTCCTGGAGAGGATTATATCATCACACGCCCTTCGGGGCGGTTTTTTTATGCCCGGCGAAAGGAGGTGGCGTTATGACGCCGAAACAGAAGCGCTTTGTTGAAGAATACCTGATCGACCTCAACGCCACTCAAGCGGCTATCAGAGCGGGGTACAGCGTGAGGACTGCCGCTGAAATTGGACGCCAAAACTTGATGAAACTTGAGATTCAAAATGCAATTTGGAAGGTGCAGGCTGAACGCTCCGCTCGAACTGAAATCACCGCTGACCGTGTTGTAAAAGAGCTTGCCCGTATTGCGTTTGCCGATCCGCGCAAAGTTTTTAGTTGGGGACCGTCGGGAGTAACGTTGTTACCCTCCGAAGACTTGACTGACGATGAGGCGGCCGCCGTTTCCGAAGTGTCCGAAACGACAACAGAAAGCGGCGGGAGCATAAAAGCCAAGCTGTACGATAAAATTAAAGCGCTTGATTTGCTCGGCAGGCATTTGGGAATGTTTGTAGATAAACAGGAAATAACCGGCGGCACAATAACGGTGGTCGTAGAGCATGATTACGGAGAAGGCGACAGGGAAGGTACCGATTAAAGTTGTAGCGGCATGGAACCCGACATTTCGCGAGGTAAGCGCCTGCCGTCACCGCTACCGCGTTATGAAGGGCAGCGCTGGCAGCGGCAAGAGCGTAAACACGGCGCAGGATTTTGTCCTGAAATTGGTCGATGAAAAATACGCCGGTGCGAATTTACTTGTCGTTCGAAAAACCGAAGAAACGAACAGAGATTCAACATTCGCCGAACTACAGGCGGCGATATACCGGATATTCGGCGACAGTACAGACCGACTATGGAAAATCACCCTCAACCCTCTAAGTATGGAGTGCTTAACTACCGGCGCGCGCATTATTTTTAGAGGTATGAACGACATGCGGCAGCGAGAGAAAATAAAATCCATTACCTTCAAACGCGGCAAGCTGACTTGGATATGGCTTGAAGAAGCAACGGAGTTTACGGAAAGCGATGTCGACATACTCGATGACCGTCTCCGCGGAAAACTGGAAAACCGCAATCTGTTCTATCAGATGACATTCACGTTCAACCCAATTTCGTCAGCACATTGGATCAAGGGTAAATTTTTCGATACCGAACACCCGGACATATTTACCCATCATAGCACCTACCTCGACAACCGATTTATTGACGAGGCTTATCACCGCAGGATGAAAATGCGTAAAGAACGCGACCCCGAAGGTTATAAGATTTATGGCCTTGGAGAGTGGGGAGAAACCGGCGGTCTTATCCTCCAAAATTTCCGGGCTCATGACTTCAACACAGACCCCGAATATTTCGACAGCATGTTATTGGCTCAGGACTTCGGATTTAATCATGCCAACGCAATACTAACGGTAGGATTTAAGGACGAAGAGCTGTATGTATGTTCCGAAATTTACTGTCACGAAAAAGATACGACCGAGATAATTAATCTGGCAAGGGAGGCTGACCTTAATAAAAGGTTGACCATGTATTGCGATTCGGCAGAACCCGACAGAATCAAGATGTGGCGGAAGGCTGGATACAAGGCCCGTCCCGTAAAAAAGGAACAGGGCTGCGTTCCTGCACAAATTGATTATCTGAAACAAACGCCGATTCACATTCACCCCTCATGCAGAAATACCTTGAAGGAAATCGGGCAATGGAAATGGAAGTTCGACGACAAGCGGGGAGTGTATCTCGACGAACCGGTAAATTTCATGGACGACGCAATGGCAGCCCTTCGGTATTCGGTGGAAGAACGCAGGCGCGGAAAATTCAACATTAAAGCACTCAATTCTTAGGAGGATTCCATATGAACACGATAGAGCGAAATACGGACCCCTTTAAGGGTCCGCCCGATGGCGTGAGCGCGGTCGTCAAATGTGCCATAACTGTATTCGACAACCCTGCTGAGGGTAATGCCGAAAAGACTATATCCGGGCAAACGGACATGGATTGCAAAATTCTTTGCTCTTTCGATGAGGGCGTCATATCGTTTTCTATGCAGGATGCGGGTCTAATGCTGACCGTACGCATGGACGAGCTTATGGCGATCATGAAAGCCGCCGCGGATGCTGCGAAGGAATTTGAGGCGTCATTGCCTCAAGAGTACACAGACGCCGAGCTTGAGGCGCGATGGAAAGAACTGCAAAATATTCCGCTTGATGAAGCCGACTGCCCTTCTGGTTTGATACTCGCTGCTCCGTGGTGGAAATACCAGGAGGGCACGGACTATGACGACATCGTTGCGTTTTTCGACACGCTTCACTCAAAAGGGGTTGAGTACCTGAGAGGGTTATCAGGGAGGTAGGTCAAAATGACCTGGAATCAAACGCCTAATCATAAAGAAATACGACTTGATGGCTATATCAATATGCTAAATAGATATGGCACCACTCAGGATAACTCCACCGCATACACGTTTCAGAGCTCAGGCATGGTCCCGGACATGATCCTAACCGAGCATTACGAGTCCGACGGCCTATTTGCAAAAATCATTGACATACCGTCGGAAGAAGCCATAAAGCACGGATTTACGCTGGGACTAAAGAGCTTGGACATTGAAGCGTACATAACCGAAACGCTGGATTGGCTTGATTGGGAGGAAAAGGCAAGCTCAGCAATGAAGTGGGCGCGGCTGTATGGCGGCGCGCTGGCCGTTATGTTTATCAACGACGGCGGCGGCATCGACGAGCCGCTTAACTGGCGCCGCATCAGAGGTATTGACGAAATACGCGTATACGAGCGGGCGGTCGTGTTCCCGGATTATGGCAGTATTTATAGCAATATCCTTGACCACGACCCGCGCAATCCGACCAAAGGCACAAAGTCAAAATTCGGCATACCTGAGTTTTATCAAATCAACAGCATTTACGGGCAGTTTTGGGTACATGAAAGCCGGTGCCTTATATTCCGCAACGGGATACTGCCGGAATATACCAGGCAGCCGCATTATAGATTTTGGGGAGTCCCGGAATTTGTACGGATTCAACGCGAGCTACGCGAGGCCGTTACTAGCCATAGCAACGGTGTCAAACTGCTTGATAGATCGGTGCAGGCTATATACAAAATGCAGGGGCTCGCCGACTTGATTGCTACCGAAGACGGAGAGCTTGAAGCCATAAAAAGGCTGCAAGTTATCGACATGGCGCGCGGGTTGCTGAATAGCATTGCTATTGACGCCGAGGGTGAGGATTACGACTTTAAGACCATACCCTTTTCGGGCGTTAAGGACGTTATTGATACCACGTGCAATATGCTGTCGGCAGTGACGAATATACCTCAAACGGTATTATTCGGCCGATCCCCTGCAGGGCAAAACTCAACCGGGCAAAGCGATCTCGAAAATTACTATAACTATGTCGGTCGGCTGCAAAAACTCATGCTCCGGAGCAATCTCAAAACGCTCATCGACATCATTGTATGTGTTGGCTTGAGCAGGGGGAAGATTGAGGAAGAGCCCGACATCGAGCTCACATTTAACCCGCTTTGGTCTATGAACGAAACAGAGCAAATTGCCACCGACAAAGAAAAAGCGCAGACCCAACATATCAAAGCGCAGACCGCGCAGTTATATATCGACATGGGCGCGCTTGACCCGTCCGAGGTACGGCAAGGGCTTGCAAAGGAGGAAGAATTTCAGATCGAAGAGCTGCTGGAAAGTCTTGAAGGTGAAAATCTTTGGGGCGGCGAGGGATTACCGACCGACCCCATTGATCCGGGCATGGAGCCTTCAAACGAAAACCCTAAAACAGTCCGCGAAGCCTCCAAAAGAGGCGACGCGGACATAGGCGGCAGCATCGGCGTCCTCGTGGTGAAGGACGGTATGGTGCTCGTTGGGCGTCGAACGGATAACGGTATGATATGTGGACCCGGTGGTCATATCGAATCGGGAGAAAGTCCTATGCAGGCCGCCATTCGGGAGACCATCGAAGAGTTCGGCATTGTGCCCATGTCTTTGAAATTCCTCGGACAGGTCGACGCCCTTCAGGAGGAATACGGAGAACCGCATATATTCCTCTGCACCGACTTCGAGGGAAAACCAAGATGTGATGATCGGGAAATGCAAAATCCGGCATGGATAAGGCAAGGCGCCGTTGATGAAAGATTTTTCCCGCCGTTCTTAGAATCGCTGAAACTCCTGAACCAAGGATCGGGAAGCAGGGCAGATGACGGCTTTTCAACCGAGGATGACACAAGTGAAAATATTTCACAAAATAGTCATAAACGATTGACATCAGGAACATTGCTCAATAGAATGGAAGTAACAGGTTCTAGCTTTCGCTCTGACGAAGATGAGGAGTGGATAACAGTAAACGGCGCACGTGTAAAAGTTGAGAACGGGGAGCTTCAAGGTGAAGTCGGTGAAAATATTACTGAAACGGAAGTTGCGGGTAGCTTATCAGCAACAAATGCGAATCCATCAATTCCGGCGTTTTCGGTAAAAGCTCTCAATAAACATTGGGGCGGCAAAAGCGATCACAGTGTTGAATATTCTGGCTTTACAAAAGAGCAATACGCGGAACGCGCTCTTGAACTTGTGCGTATGCCAGTAAATGAAAATGTACTCGGTTATAAAGCAACGGATGGCTCAATTGTCCGGTATGATAAAATCGCAAACGATTTTGTTAAAGGTTTTAATACTGGCGTCGCGTCGATGTTTAAGCCATCTGGTGGCGAAGAGTATTATAAACGCCAATTAATAAGGGATGGAGGGACACAAAATGATTAATTGTCCTGTATGCGGAGAATATGAATTTGAAATAGATAACGATTTTGACGTATGTGAAGTTTGCGGTTGGGAAAATGATGGCGTCCAGCTTGACGATCCCGACTATGACGGTGGTGCGAATGAAATGAGTCTTAATCAATGCCGCGCCGATTGGGAAAAGTCAAAGAGGGAAAAAACGGCATAACCCCTATTGCATAACGATTACACACATAGCGATATAGCCGCCTAACCCGCATCATGGGCCGGGCGGTTTTTATTTGCCTTAAAGGGGGTGGAGCGCATAAACAACGTCTCGATGGCTCAAGCCGTACAAGCGGCCGCGCGCCCTAAATTCCGGGGGAACAAAAACCTCAAGTCAAAGGTCGTAACCCATTACCCTGCCCATCTGGAACGCGAATACATGCGGATCACTGACGCTTACATGGTACTGCTAAACAAAACCCTCGCCGAATATTTGCCGACTATACGGAAGGCAATAACCGACGAGCGGGCCGGTATGAGGCAAGACAGTGCCTATGACGATTTCTCAGATTATTTCAGAGAGATACTGGAAGAGTTCGAAAGGCGCTGCGTATCTTTCGGGATACGGCACCAATTGGAGCGACTTGCCAATCTGACCCGCAAATTATCGATCCGGGCGTGGAAGCGTGTCGTCCACAAAACCCTTGGAATAAATATCCTCGAAGATTACTACATGGGCGAATTCTACCGCAGCGCGTTAACGCTATGGGTACAAAAAAACGTTGACCTTATGGAAACGATCCCTAAAAACACCTTGGGCCGCATGAAAACCATTGTCGAAGAAGGATATAGGACGGGAAAAGCCACCAGCGCCATTGGCAAGGAAATACAAGAAGCCTACAAAATAGACAAGCGTCGCGCTCGGTTTATAGCGCGGGATCAGATGGCGAAACTCAACGGCGATTTAACGCAGCAACAACAAAAAGACGCGGGTGTTGGGGAATATGTTTGGAGTTCGTCAGGCGACGGCAGGGTGAGAGATTGCCACAAGGATTTTGACGGTAAAAAATTCAAATGGAGTGAACCGCCGGAGAATTGGTACGACACCGAATCAAAGGGGCCAGACCGTCCGAAAATCAGAGAAAAACAATTTGAGGAGTGCTGACTTTGAGTGCAATATTTTTGAGATTTGGAAAAAACATGAAAAATATCCC